TTATCAATATAAAGTTCTTTGCGATCCCACAATCCTATTGCGGAACGCATCTTCTCTCCAATTGATTCTTTTACAACTCTTGTTGCAAATACATACTTAAAGCCATCTTCACGCTCTTCATCTGTAATGTGAAGTAGCGCGTTCTCCATACCTTCAAGTTTTTTGATTGGCATCTGTTTAGTAGATAAGATGGTTGTGAAGTCAGCCTCCACACCTATCTTGCCTACAGACCCCTTAATAGGTACTCTTGTTTCCATTTGCATTGCTTGCTCATTTAGAACGGTGTCTTCATGGGCAAGAATGGCATAGTCTTTAGTACCTGCTTTAATTGCATGGATAAACTCTTTATAAAAGTTACCGTAGTCTCCCCATGCTTTTTGTCCATTAGCTGCATTGCTAACGTATTGGCGTTCATACATTGACATTAAAAATGTGATGGTATCGAGTACAGCACCCTCTACATGGTCATTCTTTTCAATTTCTGCCACATAAGAAAGCACGTCCATAGCGTCGGCTACATCAACAGTACGCATGAATTTACTTTTAAAAGGTAGCTCTTTTAAGTCAGTGTTCAGATAGATCATCTTTTCTTGATTGTGTAAATTCCTCAAGGAAGTAGATTTACCTGTATTTGGTTTGCCCATAATAAGGACAATGTTTTTGTTGGTTTGAGTCATATGATTCCTTATGTATCAATAAATTATTTGATGTGACTGTAGGAAACCCCGCTTACTATTTTGCACATAGCAGCCACACTCGTACCAAACTGTTTGGCTAGTGCAGTAGCACTAAATTCTTTAGTACGGGCTTTAAAAATAGATCGAACATACCTGACTTCATCAGGGGATAATTTTGATTTATTTTTCAGATTAGCTAGTGCTATCTGTTTAGTTGCACTACTTTGATACGACAACTTATGCCCCATAGCTTGTTTATGTAAACCAGTCTCTCTGGCATGAGTGTTGTTTTCTTTTACGGTACACCACTCTAAGTTATCCACATTGTTATTTTGCTTGTTACCATCCTTGTGATTAACACATGGTTTATTTTCTGGGTTGGCTATAAAAGCTTTAGCTACCAATCTATGAATCATATGTGTTTTTCTTTGAATACCTACTGTGAGATAACCTCGATTGTTTAGGGTGTACTTGAGTTTTCTTTCTGGTTTGGTGGTCACTTTGAAAACACCAGTGAACTCCATTCCTTTACCTACAAGAGGAATCTTTTGTTTTGATTGAGAGTAAACATTGCCATCTGAAGTTATTCGATAAATGCCTGTTTCTGTAGCTTCAATATGTTCCATCATGGTTAAATTCCTTTATATACACTGAATTTGAATAGGCTACCTTTTATTAACTCAGAAATCAATATTAAATAAGTATTCCATTTTTAAATAAAAAAAAAGGAGCCGAAGCTCCTTTGTGAGTACTTGTAAAAGCGTCCGCGAGGACGCCTACCGTTTGGATATGCCTTTTGCCACGGATACCATGATGGTTGCCATGACTTCTGATTCATCCAGCTTGTCTGCAATCTTGTTGTTCAAAGCCATCACCTTGGATCGAATATCTTCAAACTGGAAGCCAGCATCCAGTAGCAACATGCCATAACGCAGCAGCATATTGTTTCTGTTGCCATCACCAATATTGTTGATGACCCAGCGTTCTAAGTTATCCATAGATTGCTGTGAGGTCAGGAGTTCTTTACGAGCTTCGTTCTTACTGGTTTTAGGAATGAATGGGAGTGCATCCAGTACTTCACCCTCGTTGTATTCATGATGACCTGGGTGGGTCAGCCACTTACGCGCACGTTGGTTGGTTGCGGTGTCGACTTCAAACGGTAGCCACTCATAGATATGGCTCATGAACTCTTTGTAGTCCTTGGCATCCATATTCAGGGTGTAGTTGATAGGGAAGACAATACGGAAGCGATGTTCATCCTCTGTATGCCGTTTGGTGGTGTATAGGAGATATTTGTAGTTCTTCAGCAGGAGAGCTGCAGTACTCATGTTGACGCCACCATCAACATCAATAACAACGAGATTGAAGCCTGCAATGCAGTTCTCTTCGTTACGGTATCCACCATTAAGGTGATGGGCTACCCAGTGCATATCAGGGGCTTGTACGAGCTTGTAGAGTTTGTCAAATGGCACGACTTCGTTACGATAATCTGTCGTCATGTCAGTGCTGTAACTGACTACCATCTTGTCCAGGTTGGTGACTTTGAGAGTCTCACCCCGGATGAACTCGATCCCATCAAGGTAGGTTTTCTTGATGATGATGTTGTTACGGTAGCCATGTGCAATCGCCAGTGTCAGCATGTCATTGCGTACTGCCAATCCACCTTTGTAATAAGGTAGATCCGCAACCATGTCTGCTTGGGTGACTTCTTTCCCAATCTCAGCCAGATACTTGGCTAATTTGACCGAGTTGCTATCCCTGCTCATCATTCGCTGGAATGCTTTGCCGGAGTCTTCTGCCAGCTTGATAGCGTAGTAGATGTGATCAGGTGTCACTTCAGGCGAATCATCAACGAATGCATAAGCTCCAGCCAACTTAAGCACCTTGAAGTAACGGTGTTCAATTTCTGCTTTCTGCATGACAGCAAAGCCAGGTAGCTTGGCTGCTTCCTTTTGGCAAGCCAGTTGATACTCAATTAGTAACACACTGGTTTCTTGGGCCATGACCAACTTCTTATTGACGTTAATCATGTCAGCTAGATTGCCTAGACGATCTGCCAATTCTTCAAGGAAGGCGTTGTTGCCATTATGAGTCTTGAGATTAAAGATATCTAAAGCAGAGAGTCCTGCCATCGTATTGCCTTCTTTGGCATAACCAAAGAATCCACGTCTGGCATAGCCTGCATCGAGCATGGAGTTGAAAAGTTTTTCGGTATCCGCACCATCAAACAACTTGCTGGGTGTACCAAACAGTATGGTGTTGGCAGGTGATCTACCCTGAATTTCTTCAGAGCGTTTGCTGGTAGCAGACTCTTTAATGAGCTTGGGTTTGATCTTGCCTAGATCATACATTTCCAGATAAGCATTGAGAGCTTCTACAGTAGCGGAAAGATTAGAACCAATCTCGTCCACTTCCAGACTCATTGCGCCTGCATCTGCCATGAGCATCTTATGGCGCATCTGCTTAATAGCAGGCCCAGTAGCTTCAGAAAAACTGAAGTACATTTCACCAATGCCTTTGAATTCAGCTTCTACATTTTCCAGTTCTTCATCTGGATCAGTGCCTTTACGGTTGGCTCGTTTGAGTGCAAGTTTAGGGAGATTGATTTCTGTGAGTAAGGGGAAGGTTTCATATAAGAAACGACTACGGAACTGATGGATCACTTCATCTTCAATCAGATTGATTGCGCGATTCTTGCCAAAGCCAGAAGGTGCTAGGTTAATGCCATAGAAGTTGACTGGAATAACACCCATATCCAAAGTGGATATGCTGCAGCGCATATGGGATGCAATGACAGAGAAGAAGTAGCCTACCAGTACTTGAAAGAACAGAGGATCTTTCACTTGACCACGTTGACACATCACATCAACCAACTTCTCTGAAGTCGGGTGATAGTGCATTTCCTCGTATGGTTTCATTGTTTTCCTTTCAGAGAGTTAAATCGCCACTGGCGATGAGTGCATCTTTTTGTGAGCAAGCACTAAAGGCACTGCAGTATTTACAGGCTGTAGCTTGACCAGGGACTTCTTTAACTAAGCCAACACTGCCATCTTCAATGTAACGAAGCATGGCATCCTGCCTAGTATCGAAATTCTTGGTACTGCGTTTAGTACTGGTAGGGTTCTTGTAGTATTTGAATACAGGCTCACTACGCCACAGATCCTCATCAGTACAGAGAGGAATAGTGTCTTCAGGTGCATCCCAATACTGTTCAATGTCATTCAGTTTGCAGCGCATATAACGCTCAATCTCCATAGGAGATACGAGGTTCAGGATGCGTTGCTGAATACGCTGTTGTGGGTACTTGGGATCAGCCATTGCTTTGGCTTTAGACCAGTCAGTAAAGATGAACTGGATAGCCATCGTGGCCTGAGTAATGATTTCAGGATTCAACCAACGATACATACTCCCTTGCAGGATGTACTTTTCATCGTTGGTATTGTTGATAGCGGTGTAGGTGGAAGTGGTCTTTACGTCTTCGACTCGACCGTCCCCTACGAAGTCAAACTTGCCTGAGATAATCCATTTACCTAGTTTCTTATGAGCACGTTGTTCCAGATAGACAGGAATACAACCATCAAATAGTTGATCAGTTTTAGGATTAACCAAGACTTTCTCAATGACTTTATCCGGGAAGCCTAGAGACTTCATGGAACCAATGTAATCATTGGTCCATGCGTCTTCAAAGGCAGTATGAATTGCTGTACCTACCCTAGAAGGCACCATTTGCATCAGATCAACTGAAGCCAATGAGTTATCCACACGGGCAGTCAGGATAGTCTGGCGTACTGGTTTAATGAGAGTAGTGGCAGAGATGGTCAGAGGATCATCGTTGTAATCGTAGCTATCTACGGCTAAAAAAACTGCTATAGAGAGGGGTACTTGAGATA